GTCCTGCTGCTGCCATTGGCGAGCAGTCGATAAATCGACTCTTAGCCTCGTCATACGGTAGCTTCTTCAGGCAAGCATCGAGGTCAACGGCATCCTTGATAAGATCCGATACCTTCACCGTTTTACCGGTAGATAAGGTGATCGAGCCGCCGTGCTTGTCGAAATCAAACGACGTAGCCTTATAGAACGTCTTACCCTCGAAGCTGGCAGCTTCCCAGTTGAAGGTAATGATGCTACCTTCAGTCGGATGCATGAAAGCCTTAGCATGCTGTTGATTCGGGCGCTTCGCCTTGTTGACGGCGGCCTTCATCAGTTCTTCGGTGAAGTTGCGGTACGAGTGATCGAGTACCAGCAACTTCTCTACGGGCGTGTCGTCGTAAGTGATAACAAAGACGTTGAACATCCCCAAACGCTGTGCGCGTTTCTTGATGTTGTGCGACCGAAGATAGTCTTCGATAGGACATTTCTCGCCGAACGTCTGAACACAATCGAAGTAGCGGTTCTTGCGATCTGGTCCCAGATCCCGGTGCAGGTAGCAATCTCGTGTGTAGTACAACTTTCCCGGTTCCGTCCGTGGGGAGTTCGTCGTGACGTAAGGCACGACCACCAACTGAACCAAACCCGCCTTGTCTACCTTCCATCGGCGATCCTTGGGAATATCGACAGGGTAATAGCTCTGTCCTCCTCCCATACGAGGAAGTTCGCCTTCCAAATTCAAATCATCAAATTCGTTACTCATCCGAGTCAACTCCGTATTGGCCGGTTGTAAATCCACGAATCACCAGTTCGGCCAAATACTTACTGGCGCTTCGTTTAACGTCGAGTGCGTTAACAATAGCTTTTGTGCCGTTCACGGCAAGTTTAGCCTCGATGACTGCATCTGTCAACGCAACCACCTGAGCATCACATTCAATTCGGGAGGCGATGCCTCCCTCTGTGACTTTCGCAATCCCGTATTCAATTGGTGCGGCACGCACCTTCATTTCCAACTGGGCCTTGAACAAGCCCAAGGCTTGTTCGGCCTTGTGTAACTTGTACAGGTCATCTGCAAGAGACGATTCCCATGCTCCTGTGTCGCTAGCTAGCGACGAGAGAGCTTCAGGTAACTTGTCTACGGTAAGATCTAAATCTACTGTTTTCGTCATTGTATCAATCCTCTTGGACTAGGTTGGTCATGGGCTAACGGTAATACTATAGCTACCTACTTGCCCAAGCAAGGTAATAATTTGCTAAAAATCCCGGTTTTTTTGAATCGAAGAACGGATTCTTCATTGCCGTGATGACTTTCGCCGCCCTGGCGGCGTTTTTGCCCTCTTTCATGCAAGTCGCTGCGTACCGCAGCAGCATCCACCGGGCAGTCTCGACTTCGTCGTCCGTCATCTTGGATAGGTAGTCGGTGTAGAGGCTCTCCCAAGACTCCTTGCCCGGCCACATGATCGCCTTGCAAATGGGAAACAGGTCGTGAGATTCATCGCTGTCGATAGCACAGATCCGTTTCACGGATTCGGATTCGAAGCCGGCTGCGATGCATTGCTCCAGTAGCACTAATGCTCGGCGTGCCGAGCCTTGTGCGGAAGAGGCAATTACCTGTAGCGTCTCTCCAGAAAAGTCGTTAGCTCGGGCTTCCGTCTCTAGAACGCGTTGCATTAGATTCACTAATTCGGCAGTAGTTAAATTAGCTAACGGCATGCCAGTGATCCGCGAGCGGATCGCCTTGTCGATTTTCTCCGGTTGCGAGGTGCAGACGAAGAAGTAGACGTAAGCCGGGGTGTCTTCAAACACCTTCAGAAGCCCCTGGAACGCTTGCTTAGAGCATGAGTGGAACTCATCGAGAATATACACCCAAGGACCGCCTCCGAGCGGCTTATAGGCCATGTTGTCCTGTATCGACCGGATATCATCGATACCGGTCTTCTGGCCCATGTTCATCTCGATTATGTTTCTAGGGTCGGTGCAACCGACCTCTGCTGCCATAATCCTGGCTAATGTTGTCTTGCCTACGCCAGGCTCCCCGTAGAAGCCGAGAACGTGAGGCACGTTCTTGTCCTTGATGAACTGCTTCAACTGGCTAACGGCAACGGCTTGGCCGATGACGGCATCGAGGGACTTTGGCCGGTATTTTTTGTATAGTTCAAGCATACTCTCTCCAAAACAAATAGGCATCAATTACTCGTTCTAGTTCCGCTTCTAAGTCTAGAAGCGTACCGTCATTCCGTATAATGTAGTCGGATTCCTTGACGGGGTCTATGGCTACCTCGGATTCGTGTGTCGGGTCAGCCGGCTGTTCTCGCGTGCTTTGCACGCATATCAGCAGGCTGTCGGGTTGTGCGCGGAGGAAGGATACTTCGTTTGGGAAACGGATGCCCTGGATCGCTGTCCGTTCGTCGAGTCGCATTCGGGTATCCATGATCTTCAACCAGCAGTCTTCGCCGTGGAAACGGCGACCGCATTCGGTGCCGAGGAGCCGTAGATAGCGTCGAACGTCATCTGAATGACGTTTGACGTAATCGACCCCGAACACTGTCACCGCTGTGTTAAATTCCTCTGATGTATAAGTAACGTCGTGATCGTTCACTCGTATGACTGGATTTAGGATCGCTAGCTGTTCGTAAACCGGATCACTGAAGCCCCGAACGGTGAAGCCGTATTTCTTATGCAGGATCTTGCAGCACTCGTCTTTTCCTGCATTCCGGTTTCCGCAGAATCCGATTACTTTGGGTAGGTTCATGGCAGCTCTCTATGCTTGCGTAGAAGTTTCACGGCATTGTATATGACTTTGAGATCCTCCCCTCGCATGGCCATTCCTGTGTTTACACAGGGCAGTTCCAGCATATCCTGTAAGGCATCCAAGAGACGCGGAGCGTCTTTTTTTAACTCCTCCGTGTTCGTTGGTCCGAAGCAGACGGTATACGGTTCTAGGTTACAGGTTATTTTTGTTGGCATCACTTCTCATCTCCTCTGTAAGCTACTTTGTCGCTCCAACTAACGTCGCTGACTTCTACTTCTACCTTTAGATCCAGAATCAACCAAGGCCATTTTTTCCTGAGCTTGGTTGTCATAATCTCGCTGGCCATGCCAACATATTCATGCAACTCTGCTCTCGGCACTAGGGCCAAGAGCGAATCGTGGATCTCCATAAACGGACGCGATAGCATCTTCCTCTCCTCAATCTCCTTCTGGATATCGATAATGGATTGGAGTAGGCAGTGAAAACTACTCCCCTGAACCGGGGCATTGATGATGAAATTCCGTGTCTCTACGCCCCGCCAAAGGAATCCGGTCAAGTTGTAGAAGTACCCCTTAGCCAGATACTCCCGATACCAGTCTTTCTTCCACTGTGCATACGTCCGATACCGTTTGCCCCAGAAGTCGTCTTCGACCGACTTGATATGCGAGACGAAGGTGTCACTGTCCATGTTAGCCACCCATTTCTGTTCGCCTTCGTCGAACTCAATGCCCAGTCGCTTGATGCCCACCGACGAGAGATGCTCCAGCATCCCAGTCTTCCCTGCCGTCTTCCATAACCTCCTAGCCACATCAACGTAGTAGTTGCCGTAGAACCAACCGAACACTGCATCTCCTTTGGCTGCGGTACGCAGCGTTTTGGCTAATGCCTTGTTCTCGGTAGCCCAGTTATCATCATATTTGAAGCACTGCTTCGCGGTAGCCGAATGCATATCGAAACCACTTTCGAGGTTATCGATCATCGTTGTGTCTTTGTGGTAGCAGGCGGCTACGTGAACTTCTAGAGCCGAGTAGTCGATTTCGACTATGTACCACCCTTCCGGGGGGCATACGCATCCTTTGACGTACTTAGTGACTGACTTGTTACGGGAAGGCAGATTGTTGAGGTTCGGGCTGTCTGCGGAACCTCTGAATGATTTCACGTTGTGTAGGTTCAAGAACCCGTGCACCCGCCCCTTAACGCAATCGCGTTCTAGGGCATCGAGGTAGGTTCCTTTTAGCTTGTAGAGTTTTTGCAACTGCAAAAACTCAGCGACGTAGTCAGAGTCGAGAAGTAGCAATGCATCCTCATCGAGGATGTATTTCTTAGACTTTTTTGACTTCTTAGCTCCCGGTAGCTTTAGAAAATCATACAAAACCCATCCCAGTTGATCTCTGGAGTTCAGGTTGCATTCCGCACCATAGCGTCTCTGCTGGATTCCGTAATACTCATGCTTACGGAGCTTGGATTCGCGTTCGCGAATTTCAGCCTGGACTTCGCGTTGGGCTACGGCAAGTTTGTCTACACTGACCGGCAACCCTTCGGATTCTATTTTCGAAAGGGCGATGGCCCCTTGCGTGAACAAGCGGTATGCGCTTCGCGTTGCTGGTTTCATACTTCAGGCCACCCAAGCAATGTCCTTAATTTATTCCTTACAGAAGAAAGCCTAATCAAGTCCTTCTCGTATGACTCGGTAACGAATTTCTCTCGTTTGTTTCGATAGGAATTTTGTGATCTCAACGACTGCAAACACGCATGGGTGTTCTCAATGGCTGTATCGCACGCAACTATTGCCTCGCGTATGATTTCTGCATCAACGCTAACGAATGTAGGTTGATGCCCTTGCATGGGTATAAGTGGGTGTCCTTCCACGGCTATTTCTTTCCTATCTGCCCGCGTGCGTTCCGCACGGTTGCCGTATTTCCCTTCACCGTGACGCTACCTGCTAGACGCCCTCGGGCGTCCCTTAACTGAATCGTCGATTGCTTTACGGTAGCCGTGGCGATGATTCGACCTTGGCTATCGCGGAAACGGATTCGGTCATCGGCGGAAGCCGATGCTGTGAATAGTATCACAAATGATACAAAAGTGATTAGTGTTTTCATCAGTATTTCTTTCCTCCGACCTTGGCCCGATTCTCGGGCTTGTGGTCAAGTCGCTGTTGGTTGTAGGCTGCCTTTTCTTCTAAGATCGTGCCGAGAGGTATGCCTAAGAACCCGGCCAGATCGAATACACGGATCAAAACGTCAGCAAGTTCGACGGCGACCATCTCCCGGTGCGGGAGCTTGTCGTCTTTAAGTCCTTTGCGATGTCCTTCGAGAGCTTCCGCACATTCGCTAACGATCAATGCCAACTTGGTTGGCACCACTAGCGGATTGAACTCTTGGTCCCACCAACCGGCTTTACGGTTGTTCTCGTGCGTCTCGACGCATAGTTTGTCTAATACTTCTGCTGTATTCATTAAATGAACCTTGAAATTAAATGGAATCGCCCACGATGTGGGCTACCGGCAACCGCCACATATTTCGAAGGCAACTCGCCCAGAAACTCCTGCTCTCGCAGTACGATATAGTTTAGCCGGCATATCTGGCTGTCTCTCTCGAATTCCGACATATTTATCCCAATTGCTGCGTTAGCATGTGCCCAGATGCCTTTTGAGCCGGTAAAATTGACTTTGGAGAGATACCAGCTATTATATCCCTCCTTATTCACCTGACTTGCCGTCAGCAATAGTATCTTGAACTCAGAACTGATTGCCCGTAGGTTCTTCCAAATATGATCGTGGGCTTCGTGTCCTTCTGTATGCGGGGATTTGGCGATCAATCCTGCGTAATCCACGCCAAGAACGTCAGGCACCCAGCCCTTGTCGGCCCATGCCGACAACTTACGCCGGATATCCTCCACCGTCATCGTATCTGCCGGTGTCGAATGCAACCGGAACCGGTTGGGCTCGCCCCTAGCGGCCATAGCCGCCCAGGCGACCTTTGCTTCCTCTACCGTATACCCGGAACTATAATACTGCTCCTGGAACTCTACCGTAAGCTCCTTAGCTTCGTTGTAGTCGATCTTGGTCGGTATCTTAACCTTACCCGCCCTGGCGGGTTTGCCTAACCATGCCGTTGACCAACGCCGTAAGACTTGTTCCTGGGATAAGTCGCCGATGTTGAAATAGGCTACCCGAAGTCCTTGAATGAGAGCACGCTGGCATAAGCCCGCTAGGTGCGAACTTTTCCCGGACTTATCTGCCCCGCACAGGATAACCAGTGCATCTCTATGGAGCGTAGGGCCAAGCCATTGGCCAAGCGCTGTGTCGGCGGGGAACTTGATGATGGATTCGTATTGTGTCTTTTCGAATGCCGTTTGCACCGCATCCAAAGCCGTGAAAGGCTCTAGATAGTCTACCCGTTGGGATAGCTCCGGTAGCTTGAAGGATTGGATGGCATTGGTGGCTTCCTTAATATTACCTTTGCTGAGTGCTGCTTGTATCTTATCAGCTAGCCTACTCGCCGCAGTACGACTAAGCAATTTGTGTGTCAAATCTACGACGTAATCAGCATTCATAGAGACAGGTTGCAGTGACCCTAGAAACCGGCCTACGAGATCCACTGTGGCTTTATCAGACACGGTTCGGACCCAATCGCTGTAGATAGCAGTCAACACTTCCGCTCCAGGTGCTTGACGAAACTGGCGGTAGTGGTCGCAACACCATTTTACTACTAGATTGGCAAATTTAGACGGGAATTGCTCTTCTTGCAGCAATCCGACTACTCTCCCCAACGTATCAGTATCTAAACACAACGCCGCCACAACGAGTCTTTCATCGTGTCCTGAAAACTCTTCGACATGCATTATCTTTCCCCTCTTACTTTCAGGGGTGTGTTCAAGGCTTTATCGACAGGCCAGCCTCGCACAATCCGAGATCGCAATGTTGCGTATTGAATCCCAAGCTCTTCCGCCCAGGCTGCGATGCATTGGGTTTTTCCTTCGAATGTGATGTTTATGTTGTTCCGTTTGTTATATGCCTGTTCTTCCACGGTAGCCCATCGGCAGTTTTCCGGGCAATAATCACCATTCACTAGTTCTCTCTCAATTGATAAGTTTTTATGGGCTTTCGGTCCCATGTCTTCTAGGAAATTAAGGAAACCATTTTCGGGATCTAACCATCTATCACAGACGCGGATTCCGCGTCCTCCGTAATTATCGTAGTCTTTGTGCTTAATATAGTAACATCTTTGTTGTATCGCGGACCAGCATATATACTCCGGTGTTCCTGTTCTCCCGTGTGTGCGTGCTGGAGGCGTTTCTCGCGATAAGCAGCCGCAGCTTTTCGTGTGCCCGCTTCGTAAATCCTCCGCCGCGACAACAGTCGCATTTCCGCAGCAGCAGGAGCAGACTTGGTAGACTTTACCTCCCCATCTCCTGTCTTTACGCAGCCTAAACTTAGGACCAAGGGTCGTGAGACGACCGAAAGTCTCGGGAACAAATTCCGTTGCAACGCGAACGGAATGCACTACAATGTACTTAGCCATCTGAAATACTTGCCTATTTTACGTGGTCAGAAAAGCCGAGAAGCAGTCAACTTCTCGGCTTTTCGTATTTTAGCAGAATATTCTCTTTTCGTCAAAATCTAACCTCCAAATACAAAAGTTCTTAATTTCCTGATCTCTTGCTCGGACGCCGAGCCTGGATCATCCGCATCTAACTCTATTCGCACCGTTTCGCCCGGAAACACGGCTAGCTGTTCAGCTAGAACTTTAGCCCTAGCCTGTGCCTGCGGACTGCTGTCAAAGACGATAACCCGTTTCCAGATCCGAGCAATTTCAGCTAGCTGAAATTGCGTTACCGCTAGCCCGAACGTGGCTACCGCTCCCCGACCGACGCGAATCGCGTCCAGCGGACCCTCCACTACTATAGCCGTATCCCGTATGTACTGGTTGCCGAAAAGCAAATGTTTTTCATCAAAACATTTCTGATAGGCTTGGGCCGTTTGGTATCGCGGCTCCTGGCCGCACGCGGCCCTAGCCGTCCACGATACCGGCCTACGGTTCAAGTAGACCGGAATGAATGCTCGCATCGGGTAATCGGAGAACGGACCCGTCGCCTGGATGCCCCAATACTTCTCTAGGTAGCCTAGATTGAAGCCACGTCCTCGGAGATAGTCTGCAACTGCCGGTACTTCGGCTATCGGCATTAAGTTAGTCGGGGGCGTGTAACGCCCGAGGGATTTGGGGGTTTCTTGTTGGACGTAGGCTCGGTCACCGAGCAGTTCGTTAATGGCCGACCAGGGGGCATTTGTAAGCTCCTTTAGGAGCTTACAAATGTTCCAGTTGCCACATGTATAACAATTAGCCCAGCTTAAATCGTCCTTGATGCCGAGATGGTAATTTTCGTTCGTGCATCGGGGGCACCGTTGTATTTGGGACCAGCCTGATCTTGAATGCTTATCGGTTTTCGACCAAGGGACCGCGAAGCGGTCGAGGAAATCGGTTAGCATACATTACTCTTCCACCCACCCACTACTTGCACTTGCTCGCCACTTAGCACCCGAGAGCGTCGTGACGCTCCCTGTAGCCACTTCCGTTATCCGGCCATTCCCTAGAACGGCACACTTAAACTTCCTGCCCTCTCGAACCTGAAGCAAAGCCTTGCTTCCTACTATAACGGCGGCCAAATACCCCTGTACAAAGTAGTCTTGCTGTTCTTCGTCATACTCCAGCTTGAGCATATTAAACCTCGAACTCCCGTAGCCCGTCAATTGCCGTATGCACCTGCTCTAAGATCTGCGTGAGATCTGAAGCCGAGTTCATTGACCATCCCGTACTTGTTCGCAACACCATGAACGTCTCTTCTCCTGGAAGTTGGTTCTCGAACGATATGTCTAAGATCTCCGTTTCGTCCGTAGTCCCGAGCGTGTTGCCGGCTTGCACAAGTTGGATCTTGGCTTCTGATAGCCTTATTTTGTAGTCTTTCATGCTTACCCTCGCTCCGCAAATCGACGGATATCAGTCAGATACTTTTTCCACTTCGGATGCTCCAGATGGAATACCCGCATTCGCGGGCTACCATAGACTGCCAGCACCGTGAACCAGTCGTAGACGAATTCTCTCGCTGTAGGCAGGAAGCTATGCTCCCTGCCTTTGGCTACCTGAAACAAGTATTCGGTATACCGAATCAATGCATCGGCGACGTATTCCGGATCGATATCGTAGCCGGCTTCTGCTATCCGTTCGCTTACGTCTAACGCCATCTGCGATACCGGCACCTTTCTCGCCACGGGATCGAACTGCATTTCATGCAGTAGTTCCGAGAGGCGACTGACAACGGATTCCGACTTGATCGGATACGGCTGTCGGGCTAGGTAATTCTGAAGCTGGATAGCTTCGTCGTATGAAATCCGCCGCAGCACTTGCTTCCACGACTCAATTTTGGATTTACCACTTGTTAATTGAGTATACCTGGAGTGCAAGACTGCGGCGGGTGTGCCTGTTTGTTCTGTGTGTTTGAGTTGGCCGAATGTCATTTGTTTATCACCGATTCGAGCATTTGCTTTAGTCTGCTACCGGCCCCGCACCTTGCTGGCCATGTGACGTTACGCTTGCCGTCTTCTGCTGGATACCAAGCACTTCCGCCTGAGATGATACCGACGATCTTATCGTCGAGTATCATCGCCCCGCCTGACATACCCGGCATAACAACAGCATCACTATAGACTTCATTGCTATGAACAAAGGAAACAATTCCGGAAGTTTTCCGAAGTTTTCCGGAAGCGAAGCCGATAAAAGAAGCGCGTACCGTAGAAGGGGCGTATTCTACGCCCATAGTCGATACGCCGTCCACCGGAGATAACGGCAGCACGGTGTACTTGTGCTTGCCTGTGGGGCTCTCTAGCAACGCTATATCGGCGTCGAAATCGACGTTGGTGACCTTAGCCTGCGGAATGTCGTCGGTCGCATCGTTACCTAGCTTGTAGGCATAACCGGCGTAGACGGTTTTGTTTGAGGTTTCGCCTAGTGCTACGACATGCCACGCTGTTCCGTAGTAGGTTGTCTTGTCGTCTTGGTGAATGACGACGGCGGTGCCTTGGGCACCGTCTGGGGTATAAATACGGAAGATGCCGTTCTTCGTAGGATCTATGGCAAATAGATCCGAAGTGATGGAAATCAGGACAAGGATTGAGATAATTCGCGCAACCACTTTGGGATTCCTTTTTTGAAGATGTCGTTTCGCTGGGTCGTAATCGGCAGAGCGAGGCTAATGTCTTCCTTTATAGCACGTCGCATCAAGAAGGTCAAAAGTTCTTCTTCGGACCAATCGTTATCCTTGCACATCCGGCTAAAGGCAGCCTGGACAGGCTGAGGGATTTCACGGAGGATTGTCATCTTGCCATCTCCTGGACTAACAAATCCAAAACATTCATTGTGTTCTGTTTTTCTCCGTCGATTATCTGCTCGGATACCAATTGCTTTTCTTGGAGCACTTTGCAGAGTTTTTCTTCTATCGTGCCTTTGGTCACTAAGTAAGTGACGACCGTTTCTCGTGTCTGCCCGATACGGAAGTTGCGATCACGGGCCTGTAAAACGTGGCGCGGGCTCCAGGGCATTTCAGCGAATACCGTCTTGGCGGCTGCCGTCAGCGTGATACCGGCACCGGCTGCAACAATGTTGCAGACGATCAACCGAATATGCGGATTATCTTGGAACTCCTTGATGATCTTCGTCCGCTTGGCGGACGCCACAGCTCCGTTAATCACTAGCACCTGCGATGCGTCATCTAGGGATCGCCTTGCGATCACGTCCAACATGGCCGTATGTGTGCAAAATACGATCATCTTCTCATTAGGATTAGCCTCTAACCAATTTCTAATCCATCTCACCGTATTCCTCGCTTTGCAGCGAGCTACTTCCATTAGGAGTTTGGTCGTCAGAGATAGCTTATCCGCTCCTTTGTTCTTACTCTTGCTCCATGCTCCCCATCTAGCTACTTTGGTATAGGCTTCGTGGTATTCCCAGTACCGCGTATCATTCTCCATTTCGACTATCTCTAATTTTACCGTTTGCTTCGGTAAATTCAGGATATCTTTCTTACGGCGGAGAGTGAACGGCTTAATCAATTCATGCAGCTCGGCGAGGTTAGTTGCCCCTTGGTAAGACCATTTGCCGTAGCTTTCGTTATATGTAGGGCTGCAATATCGCCAGGCATAATCGGGGAAGTTTGGGAACAAGTCGGGCCGTATGCAATGCAACACAGCGAAGAAATCGCTAGGGCGATTAGCTATAGGGGTTCCTGAGAGCCCGAGGACCGAAGGGCATCGGGCGGCTATCTGCAACGCCGCTTTCGTTTGTTTCGTTTCTGTAGACTGGAGTGCGTGGCACTCATCGAAGATTACTGTAGCGAACTGCTGTTCCAGCAGCCAAGGCAATTGATGCCACAGGATGTTGTAGTTGATGATGATGGCATCATGGGTGATCTCGCCCTCGCAGGGCGTCTCACCTTCGATGATAGCGGTCGTCGCAGACGACCATTGCTTGATTTCGTTCTTCCAGTTCCCTTTAACCGAAGCCGGGCAGACAATAAGCACAGGCCATGCCTTGTGCTTATTGAGATAGGCTATGGCCGATATCGTCTTCCCTAGGCCCATGTCGTCTGCGAGTAAGGCTTTTCCTTTGGTGCGACTTAGGAAGTCTACGGCTTCTTGTTGGTGGGGTAGGAGTTCGGGCATATTAGCTGATTACGATTTTTCTAACTCGTCGCCTCTCGGCGACCTTATCTACGAGTCCGTTAAGGATTTCCGTTACCGTCTTCTCAGGCAAGCCGACTCTGTCGGCCAGCCCTTTGACCGTGGTAACCATACACCGGCTACCGACCCATGTATCTACGATAGCCTGCTCATCGGTATCTAATGGAATATTTACTGAAACATCCACCAATTCGCGGGATGCTGTCTTCCGTTTACGTTGCTGTCGGTTCATGTAGGAAAAGGCGCATATCTTTGCAAATGCCATCGGCGACCCTCTGCTAGGATCGTATTTATCTCGATAAGTAAGCCAATAAACACAAAATCCCGCGAAATAATCAGAGTATTCGAGCTGCATTTTATGGAACGCTCGCCATTGCCTATGTAGAATAGAGTGCACGAATAACGCACAGCCGTTAAACTCTTTCGGATCAATCTGAATGTCTTGCATAGTAACTGGTGTCCTTCTGTTGGTGTTGGGTGTCGAAATGACGGTGCCTGATTCTAGCCATCGGCCTAGCCGATGCAAGGTGCCGGGCAACTAAAAAGGGGAAATAATTTGGCTAGAATACTTGTGACATCTTGCAGTCATGCACCTTGTATGTTGCCGCAGTTTCCTAAATTTCTTGAAAAGGTATACGCCAAATACAATTGCAACCGGTTTATTCATTTAGGTGATTTAGTAGATAATGCTGCTATTTCTTACCATGAGAAACATCCAGGGCTGTCTAGTGCCCCCGAAGAGTACAAGAAAGCAAAGAAACAGATCCAGGAGTTAGTCAAACGGTTCCCTAAAGCAGACCTGCTTTTGGGGAACCATGATGCTCTAGGCGAGCGGCAAGCGAAGACTATCGGGCTACTGCCCGAGTGGCTTCGAGATTTCAACGACATTTGGGGCTTACCTAAATCCTGGACAGTGCATCCTCGCTTCCATGAGCTAGAAGTCGATGGAACAATTTTCATGCACGGCGATTCAGGTAAGGGAGGGCAGTTTGGTGCCATGAAGACGGCGATGGCTAAGTTCCAGAACGTGGTCGCAGGTCATTTACATGGGGAAGCAGGGGCGTGGTACTACGCCAATGGAAACGCTCGCGTTTTCGGCATGAATGCCGGTTGCGGCGTCGATCATAAAGCTTTGTCGCAAGAATACGGGCGCAAGTTCACCAAGAAGCCGATAGTCGGCTGTGGGGTGTTGTTGGACGGTTTACCCTGCTTTATTCCGATGGAAATCTAGATGCCGGATATCCACCCCAAACGAATAAAGATCAACGGTAAATACTGGACTTTAGTCAGTGCGGTGATACCCGGCTACGACGGGTTGGCGGAAAATAACCCTAAAACAACCAAAAAGCACATTTGGATCAACTCCAACACAAAAGGACTTGATCTTCTAGACACCATCATTCACGAATGTACCCATTGTGCCGTCCCCCGGTGGTCGGAGCCTGCGGTACTGGAGTTCGCAAGCGATCTAGCGAAAATACTGTGGGATCTCGGCTACCGATCCACAGAACTAGGTGATGAGGACTGATGAGGTATAATATACCTGTACCCGGCACCTTGATACCCTAACCGCCAGAAAGCCAGCTAATGGCACGTAAACGACGATCTTCTGATCCAGTTGAGCAAGTTGATGAGCATCCTGTCCACGTTTCTAAGAGGCTCCGGCTCAATGGCTCGCAGGAGCGAGCGTGTGAGGCGGTAAGGGAGTACCCGGTATCTTGCTTTATCGGAAACGCAGGCACCGGTAAGTCTTTTGTGGCCTTATACATAGCCCGAGAACTACTACAGAACGGCGATGCCGTTAAAGTAGTGGTAGTTAGATCGCCCTTAGAAGTCTCTAGAGGGAAATGCGGATACATCCCAGGCGACCTTGCCGCCAAGATGGCACCCTGGGCCGCTAGTTCTTTCGCGATAGCGAAAGAACTAGGCATCGACAAAAACTTGGAAATATTCCCGCTGTCCTTTATCCAAGGAATGACGTTTACCGATACGGTAGTCATCGTAGAAGAATGTCAGTCCTTAACTCTTCCTGAGTTCGAAGCAGTCGTTACACGACTAGGACTAGGATCTACGATGATCTTTACCGGCGACCCTCACCAAGACTTAGCCAGAAGCAATGGATTAGTTCCATTCTTGGAGAGAATGGAAAACGTCCGGAGTGTGGCTATCGTTCGCTTCGATCCAAAAGACAACCAACGGCATCCGGTTGTGCGGGAAATTTGCGAAGCCTTGTGGAACGATTAATTCCATTAGTCTTGCTTTCCTTCTGCTTTTTTCCCATTGCGTCGTCTCCGACGACGATGCTGGTCGGTACTGATACCCTGAAGCATGGGAATAGTTGATGGTCGCATGGTACGGACCTCCCGTAACACGTCTTCGTTACTGCCCGATAGCCACAGCAACGGCACGCCGTTGGGGCTAATCAGAATCCATTGTTGGGTCAGCTTGTTGATTTTTCTATGAAAAACCAACTCTAAGCCCGTTACCTTGGTAACCTCTTTGACCCATTGCGGTACTTCCGGCACCGGTGCCGGGGGATCAACCGGCTTCGGCCTTAGCCGAGGACGGTTCATCAATACCTGCTTCACAAGCCGGATATCGTAGCCGGTCATCTCGACCAGCTTGTCCCAGTTGCAATCATCGCCTAGCTGCCTAGCAGCGGCCATGATGGCTTGGACGGCTTTGAGGTTAGGGCGAAGTAGGTTACGGGGCATTTAACATTCTATCCTTTTCCATTCAGGTTTGAATATGTTAGGGGCGGGTGTCCCGCCTCGAAACCACGGTGACGGGTAGACCACATTGTTGTGGCCGCATAGGTAAGCCGCCCACCACGAAAACGTCGAATTGGCCATGATAATGGCCCCGCATGCTGCCATATCCCAGATCGTCGGTATCTCATCTCCTCCAAATCTCTTTACAGTCTTCTCTTTGGGCAATATGTCGAACATATTTTCTCGACACCATTCTCCGTCGTCGCTGTACAAAGCATACAACGGAGTAGGTTCCAAGATGGCTACAGCCGCCTTGTAGTAATGCAGGTTCAAGGCACCGTGGAACGCTGCCGCGTTCGGGGCGGTCACGTAGTCGCCACGACGGACGTGAATTGAAGTGAACACCTCATTACCTGCCCATCGATCTACTACTGGATGCCAACTCCTTATTTCTTCCGGTTCCGGAAGAAATTTAAGGTCTTGGAAGTAGCCGTGCATGACCACGTCTGAATTTCGATTTTGAGGCACCTGCTCCCATCCCAGAAGCGTTGCGTTGTCGGGTGCGGCATCTACAGCCTGGATGCCTTCGAATGCGTCTAACGCGAATTTACGAGGCGTGATGCCGGTGCCCGGCTGCGAGTAGTAGTTTAGGAATGACAGGTCACAGATTACCTCAGCATCTAGGCGGCTGGCCGCCTTTTTGGCTGCGGCGAAACTGAAAAGCTGATTCCCTGCTCCTCCCATTAGCTTGACGTAGATTTTCATCTCTTTACCGGTTTCCTCTGTTTACCCGCCCCCGAGCGGAAACCGCTCATGGCGACCTTGCCTTTGACGACGGCGTCATCGAACTCAGTTTGCCGTCCTTCTTTCTTGATTTTAGCAATCAGGTTGCATTCCTTGCAAGTGCGCTTGTAGTCTAGTTCGGCACGAGCGCCGCATTCGCGGCAACGGGGTATGTTCATAGTTTTTCCTTGCATTCGGCGTAGAGGAATAGGCCGATAAAAGTCATCACGATAAAAAAGAAAACGGTGTAAAGGATGTCGTAGATCAATTGGGTTTCTCCTCGCCTACCACTATAGC